ATATCAATAATACACATTTTTTATATGATAAAAATTATAATTGGAAAAGGTGAAAGTTTAGAAAAAGCTTTAAAACGTTACAAACACAAAGTTATCAAAACAAAACAAATTGAACAACTTCGTGCAAAACAAGAGTATGTTAAAAAAACTACTTTGAAAAGGGAACAAATGAAAAAAGCTAAGTACAAACAACAAATCGCCCAAAGTAACATTGACTAATATTTATTGGTAACAAACTACCAAGAATATGAAAAACTTTATTATGAATTTACTAGGAAACGGTTCTGACGTTTCATCAAAAAGATTCGCATCTTTATTTACATTATTAAACGTAATTATCTTAACTTACATTGCAACACTTACATCTAAAGAAGGTACAACACCTGAATATATGTTTGATGCACTTTGTTTAATTGCCGGTGGTGGATTAGGACTTACAGTTGTAGAAAAGATTTTCTCAAAAGGTTCCGACAAAAAAGCTGAGTAACAAAAAACCCCTCAAAAGAGGGGTTTTTATTTTAAAGTCCTTCTGACAATTTTTTCAGTTTGTAATATGATAACGAATCAATTGGTGTTGATTCAATTCTTTGTTTAGTCTCATTAAGTCTCTTGTTTGTTTCATCATCACTTTCATTAATACTTGAAAGTTTTCCAAGAACTTCAGTTTTTAATCTTTCAATTCCTTCATTTAACTCATCTTGAGTCATTCTTAAAATTGATTTTAATTCAAATAATTCTGATTCACTTAATTGTGAATATTCTTTTGCAAATGTATCCGCAGCCACTCCGAACATTGATTCTAATGGAATGTTAACTGATTCAGTTAATGTTGGTTCTTCCTTTGTTTCAGACATCAACTTCCACATTTCTTTTCTTGATTCTACTAATTTAATAAAATCATCAGCGGTTTTTGCAAAAACCATATTATCCAATAGTTCGTATTGATTTTCAACATTTTCACCTAATGTTTCAACCCAAGCGTCAAATTGTTCAAATTCACGTTTGTTAACATTAATTGTTGATTTAATGTTATCAACCGAAAGTCCTAAAAATTCTTTAGCAACCTCTTCGTTTAATCCTTTAGTTTTCATTAAAGAACCGTATTCAACATACAATTCACCCACAGATTTGTGGTCTTTAATAAAATCTCTAAATTCTTTTATAATTTGTTTAAAATCTTCGGTTTTATATGTTTTAACCAAAGCATTTTCAACAATACTTTTTAATAATCCAAAATTTCTCATATCAATAAATATCTTAACTATTTAATAGTTCGTTTAATTTGTTTTCAATTTCGTTAATTGACTCTCTACCTTTTGATAAATTAATTTCATCTCTACCACTAATCAAATCATCCTCTAAAATTAAATTTAAATCATTCATTTTACTTTCAGGTGTAACTTCACCTCCCGCAGGTGCTTCAGGAGATTCAGGGGTTTCTGGGGGTGTACCCATGTCTCCACCACTTAATCCACCTAAACTACCCATACCTCCTGATGGTGGTGCACCCATGTCACCACCTTCAGCAGGTGGTGTTGCAACCTCACCAGGTTTCTTACCATACAATCTATCAATGTTATCAAAAATACCTGTATGAATAATAACTTCAGGGGTTTTTTGTAATTCAGCACCAACCGCTTTTTCAATTCTTTGTTGTTGTATATCCAATTTGATTTCCTCATCAGAAAATCCAAGAATGTGTTTTTTAGCCCATGTTGTTGATACCGCTTGGATACCGTTACCAGGGTCAGACACAGCATCTTTATAAAGAAGGATTTTTTCTTTCCAATTCTCAATCTTTAATAAATCAGCTTGAGTTGATGGGTTTGTTAATCCTAATGTAAAGTTTGTTAATTCATCTTCAAAACCTAAAATAAATAAGTGAATGATTGCAATCTTATTTAATTCTTGAATCATAGATTTTTGAATTCTATTAATAGTTCTTGCAAAACGAATGTCTTGTAATGCCAAGTTTTTACCATCACCAACAACTTCTTCAAAACCTAAGAAAGCCTTTGGTACACGAAGTGCTGTTAATAATTTCTTTTGAATGTATTCAATATCGGCAATTTCAGAAAGGTTCTGAGCTCCCGCTAATGTTTCAATTGGACTTGTTTGTGCTGGGTCACGAACAGGAATGAAATAATCTTGGTCAACCGCCATTTGGTTCATTCTTAAGTCAACGTTTCCTGTTTTAGAATCAACAACTTGGTCTCTTTTAAATTTGTTGGCAATTCTTTGGATATATGGTTCAACATCCTTATCGTCCATGTTACCTACATAAACTTTAAATACACGTCTTTCAGGTGCTCTTGATGTTCTATACACCAACATGGCATCTTCAGATAATAATAATTGTTTCCAAGTACGTCTTGCTTTTTCTAACATTGCGGTACCATAAGGAAGTTTTCTATCATCACCTAACAAACGGAAGTGAGCAACTTCCCAAGTGTTCATTTCCATATCTTTTACTTTCCATACGAATTTCAAAGATTTAGCATCTTCAGTTGTATTATGTGATGGTTTAATTTTCATACCACGTTCCAAACGTTCAATCTCAATGTTAGGAAGTTGTTGACAACCCATAATACCTTTTTCAGAATCTAATTTTAAGTAAACAAAGTTATCACCATACTTACAAGTGTTTCTTGTCCACATTGGTAAGTTGGTGTTAATGTCTAATCTGTTATTAAATAAATCAGCTAATACTCCCTTAATTCTATTTGATTCTGAATAAATTTGTAAAATAAATCCATCTTCATTTGTTGTTGTTGATTCCTCAGCATAAATGTCAAGAGCTGCGGAAATCTCAGGTGTGTATTCCATACTCTCATAATCGTAGTATGATGCTAATCTTGTTGGTTCGTAATAAATTGCTTGAGAATATAAATTATTTTCTACTTTACCCCACTGTTGACCAAGATACATTGATTGTTGAGCTTGGAGTTTTTCCTTCTCAAATTCTTGCTTATCTGTGGTTTTTAATAATTCTTTCTTATCAAATTTATAAACTGGAGGCTGTTGACCCAAAGTTGAGTCGGGACCAAAGACTTTAGTAAGTCGTTGCCATATGGTGAAATTGTCTGCCATCCTTCTAAATATAGTATCTTTTTTTTATGAATAAACTTTATCTTCTACCGAATAACCATAAATACTGTTCATAATCCTTTTTTGTTGGATTTGATGAAAAAGCATCTTGATATCCTGTTGGGGATAATACGGGTGTTCCCGGATTAAATTGTGTAATTTCCCTGTTTGTACTATCATCGGCAACGGTCCAAGAACTTAACATTGCTTTAGTTTGTTCGTTAACCTTTTCAAGTTGGTTATAAGCGTTTTGTCCAACATATAAAGCCATTGATACCGACATAATTAAATCATCATGATGTCCTTTCATGTGGTCAGGTCTTCCATTCATATATACAAACGTATTCATTTCACCAAGTAACCTTGCAGAATACAATTTAAATCCGTGTCTTAACGCTTCCTCAAAAGCAGCAATAATTTGAACTCTTTTTGAGTTAAAGTTAATACCCGGTATTTTTTCATTTGACTTAACTGTTGCTTCCCAAATATTACCATAATTAATTCCATCTACGTATAAGTTTTTGTAACCCATTTCTTGTAATTTTCTTGATGTTGAAACTCCCATACCACCTGTAATATCAATAACAATAAATGCATCATAGTAATTTCCCCACTTATACGCAATTTCCGCGGCAACATCAGGAGGTAATTTTCCAACATACTCGGCTACCTGTTCTCTTTCATCAAAATCAATAATTTGGAATGATGTAAAATCTTCAGAATCCCCTCTTGATACGTCCATACCCATAATGTATCTATGACCAACAACAGGTTCTTTCCAAATCCACAATTGATTTTGAACCATTTTAGACTCTGGTTGACGAACCATTTCAGTTCTAATCTTATCGGTTAATTGAGCATCAAATACGTTATCACCTGAACCCAAAAAGTTACATTCCAATTCCTGAGAAATTTTTCTCTTATCAAATTTTAACTTTTTAGCCATGGTTTCAAACCAACTTGAACTTACCTTGTAACCATCGTCCATTAGTCGTTTAAACTCACTAAAATCTCTTTGACTAGTTGGTACACCGTCAAAACTTATAATTTCAGGATTTGGATATTCATCACGATTTAAAAAATAATGGATTAAATCTTTTACTTTAATGAAATATAAATCTTTAGTATATCTTGGGTCTCTCCACCAAAACATTTCAGTTACTTTGAAACTGTTCATTCCTTTAACCGCCTGTTCATAGATACTGTAATAAATTGCGTCATATCCGTTAGGGGTTGAAATAACAATAACTTTACCACCTGTTGAAAGTGATGCCATACAAGCCGCCCAAAAATCATCATTGGCCTCAATATACGCGGCCTCGTCAAATATCAATACGGTAGGGGTATAACCACGAAGTGCGTCAGGGGATGTTGCAACTGCCTTAACCTCACATCCATTTGATAACTTAAAGTGTCTTTGTGAATTTTTTTCAGATGAAAATGATACACCCATCCAATTTGGCCATTGTTCTGTAAATCCTCTAATTTTATTTGCAAATTCTACAGCAGTATCTAATTTGTTAGCAATTACAAGAATTTTTTCAGGTTTTTGTTTATTAGCAAAAACAACTTTTTTAGATGCCCAAGCGGCTGTAACTGTGGACACACCAGCCTGACGATACTTCAAGGCAATGTTTTCCTCGTAGTTATCGTAGTCTTCGACTAATGTTTCTTGGTCAGGAAATAAATCTAAGGGAACGTATTTTGACTGTGTATTGTCATACGTCTGTAAATAGGTTCTTAAGGCATAAGGAGTGTTCTTAACACACTTGGCGTATTCAATAAGGGCTTGTTCTTTTGTGATACTCATCCCTTATAAATACTCCGTTACTTAGTTGGCGGAGTATCTATACCTAAATCACTTAAGAAACTCAAGTCAATATCATCATCGTCATCATCAGATGGATATCCCATAGTGTCTTCATCATCATCTTCATAATTTGAACTACCCAAAATTTCTTCTAAATCTTGTTTGTTTAGTTCATCAATGATTTGGTCTGCAATACGTTCCATTTCAGTATACGCAGTTGCATCTCCTTTGTTAACTCTTTGAGCTAAAGATGTGAATTTGTTTTTAGGTAATTTAGAAAATTCTCTAAAGATTAAACTTTGAACAATCTTCATGTTATCTTCCAATACTTTTGCAGGATAAGACTCTAATAATTTTTCCCACAAATATGTACCGGTGATAATGTCAAATATTTCATTAACCAAAGTATCGGCAGTTTGTTTTACCATTTGAGATTGGATTGGGTCTGTTGGTAAAGAAGCAGCACCTAAAATATCATAATAACCTTTAATTAATTCATGAACCAAAATTGGGAACATAACCGCTTTTGCTCTAACAACAAAATTACCTGTGTATTCACCATCTTCATCTTGTTCCATTTCAACTTCTTCAGAACCACCCATGTTTTGTCCCGCAGCCGCCATTTGTTGTACCATTTCAGGTGGTAATAACCAATACAAATAATCATTCATTGCCATCAAAGCGCCATACTTGTTAGTAATACCAGGTTCCATTTCTTCCAATGAATCTCTGATTAATTCAAACATAAAGTGACCCTTTTTAGCTGCACCTTGAATA